TATCCAGAGCAAACAATATGTGCATTAAGTTACTAAAACTCATCCCCGGCATAAGAGAAGGATTTTACCTTAGATCAGATTCAAAATCAACACAGGAGATAGGTTCTAAACTCCTGTGGGATAGGATCTTCGGTCCAGATACCTCCGGCACCTTCAAATACGAATCAGACTGTAAAGACTCAACAGATTATATCGATCCAGTATACGCTCGTATTGTCATTGATCGCCTGTCAACGTTGTTAGAATTCACAACAACTGAACGCGCCTTAGCAAAGTCATCCATTGACACGGCAGGTAAACGCTACATTCGAATAAAATCCTCGACCTACAAGGACTACACCTATCGTACTGTCCTTAGATCTGATAAAGAAAATGAGATATTCGATAGTGACAACTGGAATGATATGTGGACAAAGGACAATCTATCAAGATGTGATCTTATATCTTTAGATGAAATGCAGTACTCAGTCGTAGAAAAAGAACGTATCCTATATAATCCTCTAGAGTGGTTAACGGTGGAACAGCTCTATGATGATAAAGGAGAATTCATTTACTATGATGGAGAACCTGCAGTTCTAACCAAGGATAATCTAAGATCGACATCTACGATTGTTTCCGAGTTAACTGAAAAACTTCGACAACAAAAGATTATACCTTTTCGAGAATTCTTTGTAGAAGAAAATGGTACTAAAATATTAGTGTCAGATTTCGCTGTGAGACGCGGTACACAAATGGGTTTGAGATTATCTTTCGCAATACTATGCTTCCTGCATAGCTTTGCTGTGAGACGAACTCCTACCAGTTGTGTTTTTGGAGACGATTTAGCCTCCAAAATGTCAGCACCTGAAATCGCAGCCTACGAAACAGACATGGGACTATTAGGTTTCCTCTTAAATAAGAAGAAATCTTACCAATCCCATGGAGAACTAATCTGCTTCTGCGGCACTTGGTATGAAAAGAAACGTCCAAGAAAAATGAAACGCTTCCCAGATATTAAGACACTTATTGAACCCAAGGTAGAATCGGAATCAGACCCAATAATGAGAATGAAAGAAACAGTAAACCTTGCCTATAATGATGCTAGAGGTTCAGAACGTAAACAGATATCAAAAATCGTACCATTTTTATTTAAAAAAGAAATAAGTATAGTCAAAAAAATACTCCCGTGCAACATGGCAGAGGAGTATGGGGGGTTTGGATTAAAGCCATACGGATTACAAGGCTCGATATTAACACGTCACCTAATGACGTACTATCGAACCCACAGTCCTAAGGAAAATCTAAAACTTGTTAGCTACATCAGATCTAACTGGGCTACTTCTTGCCAACCTCGTGATATAAGAGATATCATGAGCTCCATACGCCAACATGTTGAACTAAAGTCGACAGAGGAATCATCAAAAGTCATCCGTGATGATAGAACTAGTCTGCCGAAAGAGGTTTCCAATAAACCGGCAACAGAAGTGATTGACGAATTGACTTCAAAAATCACGACTGATGTCCAATATTGGACACATG